CCCCAACCCAATCTTCATTCGCGCCGAGGACGGGATGCAATCCATCCCAGTTGACCAAAGGCCGGATGCATTCCCATTGGTGTCTGACAGCAAGACGCTCTGGGAACAAATCACCGCCGTGATCCATGAGCCGCACGATTATAAAACGCTGGTTATCGACAGCGTGACGGCGCTGGAACGGCTGTTCGTGGCCGATGTGCTTGCCCAAGACCCAAAGGCCAAGAGTATCAATCAGGCGCTCGGAGGCTACGGCGCTGGAACGGCAGCCGTGGCTGCGATGCACCAGCGGGTGCGCAAGGGCGCTGGGATGGCAAACGAAAAGCGCGGGATGCACGTTGTGTTTGTGGCCCATGCTGATGTGGAAACCATGAAGCTGCCCGACGCTGATGATTACATGCGCTATTCGTTGCGACTGCCGTCCAAGTCTCTGCCGCCTTATGTGGATGACGTTGATGTGGTCGGCTTTGTTCGGCTGGAAATGTTTACCAAAGGCGACGAGGGCGAGCGCAAACGGGCCATATCGACGGGTGACCGTGAATTGATTGTTCACGCCGCCGCGTCTTGCGTATCGAAAAATCGCTACGGCATCACAGACCCATTGCCGTTCAAGGCGGGCGAAAACCCATTGATCGGGGTTATCCCGGCGTTGGGGAGGATCGCCGAAGTCAAATCTGAAATTCAGACCGAAAAAGGAACAAACGAATGAGCTTCTGGGATCTATCGACTGGCGAAAGCGCCAAGGAAACAGGCACGGAATACGAAATCCCCGGCGGCAATATGGAGCCGATCCCGGAGGGGTCTTCGGTGCTTGCATCTGCGGATGAAGTGAAGTGGGTAACCACGTCAACGGGTGAGCGCTATATCTCGCTGCGGTGGTCGGTTCTGGGGCCGGAAGAATACAAAAACCGCAAGGTGTTTCACAAGCTTTGGGTGACTGATCTGGACCCCGGCACCAAGGATGAGGCCAAAGGCATCGCCAAGCGGGACAAGGCGCGGCGGATGTTGGCGGCGATTGATGCCAATGCTGGCGGCAAGTTGGCACAAAATCCGGGTGAGCCGAACGATGATGCCTTGGGCATGGCGCTGTTGAACAAACCGATGATTGTGACTGTGCAGGTTTGGCAGGTGCAGGATCGGCAGACGGGCGGCACGGTTGAAGGCAACTGGGTTTGCGCGGTCAACCCGAAATCCAAAGGCGTCGATGTGAAGCCTGCGAAGGCACGGGCGGCGGCGACGGGGGGGCGTGTTGACGACAATTTCAACACTACGCGTCAACGGGCAATGGATGATGATGATTCGATCCCATTCTAGGCATCTAGCCTAGAAACCCCCGCGCCACCTTGCAGGGTGGAACCGATTAGCTTGAGTATTCAATACTTGGTGGCGCGGGGGCATCCAAAGGACAAATAATTGTCCGAGCAGCCTAAGCTGTAACCTTAGAATAGCATGATGAGGCACAGAATGGAATACGATGAATATCAAGCGATGATTGATCTTGGCACTGGCGGCAGGCCATTCTTTCGCACAGGCAGCCGTGAGATTTGCTCCCCCGCGCCAACAGATACCGATGCCGATTTTGTTGTCTTGGACTTGAACCATAATGGCAATTATGAGGCCAGCGGCTTCACTATGACAACTGGTGACATCCGTGATGAATACGGTGAAACTGATTTCCAGACATATCGCAAAGGCGAAATTAATCTGATCGTGCTGCACGACAACACATCATTTTGGAAATGGCGCGTTGCAACTGCGGCTGCAAAGCAGATGAACCTAAAAGACAAGTACATCAGGATCAGCCTGTTTCAAGGTGTTCTTTATGGAAATTGGTCATAACATGGAACAACGCTCGCACGAATGGTTTGAAGCGCGCCGGGGAAAGATCACCGCGTCCAATGTCGGGGCCATCCTTGGCAATTCCCCAAACGCCACGCGAGCCGATGTTATGCGTCGGATGGTCCGCGAGGCCCTTGGCGCGGAGAATGAGTTCAAGGGCAACATCGCCACGGAATACGGCGTCAACAATGAAGCTGGGGCCATTGTCGAATACACCATGGAAACGGCTAATGCTGTTGAAGCTGTTGGCTTTGTTGTCAAGGAAGGTGAAGATTGGGCTGGGGCTTCCCCTGATGGGCTGATCGGATCCGATGGAGGGCTTGAGGTGAAATGCCCGTTTGGCCTGCGCAAGGATGAAAACCCGGAGTTCAAGACCTTGCTTGAACAGCCGCATTACCATGATCAGGTGCAATTCTCGCTGTGGGTGACAGGCCGAAAGTTCTGGCATTTTTACCAGTGGCACCCGATCAAAACGAAGCTGGAATGCGTGTTGCCTGATGTCGAATGGCAGGACCATGCATTGCCACGGCTGCGGCAGTTCCATGCAGAATATCTCGCAGAGATTGAAACAAATGCAGATGAACATCTTGCGCCAAAGCGGCACGTGATCGACACGCCAGAGGCTCACAAGATTATGGCAGAATATGACCAGATTGCCGAGGCGATTGAGAACGCCACGGCACGCAAGGCCGAATTGTTGGCGGATATGGTAAAGATGTCTGGCGAGAAGAATGCAATCTTTGCGGGCCGAAACTTGACCAAGACAGATCGTGTCGGGGCCATCGCTTACGGAAAGGCAATCAAGGAATTGCTGCCAAATGCCGATCTGGAAAAATGGCGGGGTAAGCCTAGTTCATTCTGGGGTGTAAAGTGAGCCTCAGACCATACCAGCAACAGGCCGTAGACGCTGCGATTGAGTGGATGCGCAAGAGTGCATCCCCCTTCTGCATTGAAGCGGCGACCGGGGCGGGCAAGTCTCACATCATCGCCGAGATTGCCCGTATCATCCATGCGATGACTGGCAAGCGGGTGTTGTGCCTTGCGCCTAGTTCGGAGTTGGTGACGCAAAACCGAGCTAAGTTTTTGGCAACTGGCAATCCAGCAAGCATGTTCTCGGCATCGGCTGGGGCAAAAGAATTGCGGCATCCTGTGGTGTTTGGTTCACCCTTGACTGTCAAAAACAAGATCAGCCGTTTCCAACAGGAGGGATCGGCTGGCTATGCGCTGGTGATCGTGGACGAATGTCATGGCCTAACGCCAACCTTGAAAAGCATCATCGCAGCCATGCGCGAGGCCAATCCAAATCTCAGGGTTTGCGGGTTGACGGCCACGCCTTACCGCATGGGAACAGGATGGATATTCCGCCAGCATCCCGGTGGCGAAATCAATGGCGAGGATATTTGTAAGGAACCATATTTCACCAAATGCGTTTCGCAGATCGGCGGGCGCGTGCTGATTGATCAGGGGTATCTGACGCCCCCCGTAATCGGGCATATCAATGCCAATGGCTATGAGACGGCTGGGCTTGCCCTAAACAAGATGGGCCAGTTTGACGCCGCAGCTGTTGACCGCGCTTATCATGGGCATGGTCGCAAGACGGCTGCAATCGTGGCAGATGTTCTCAGCCAAGCACAGAGCCGCCAAGGGGTCATGTTTTTTGCTGCCACTGTGCAGCACGCAAATGAGGTAATGGCCTCTCTGCCCCCTGAATTAAGCGCTATCGTGACAGGTGAAACGCCCAAGGCCCAGCGCGATGCAACGCTGGCAAGGTTCAAGGCGCGCACGCTCAAATATCTGGTGAATGTGTCGGTATTGACCACGGGCTTTGACGCCCCCCATGTTGATGTGATCGCCATTTTGCGCAAGACGGAAAGCGTCGGGCTGTTGCAGCAAATCATTGGCCGGGGGCTGCGCTTATGCGAAGGGAAAACTGACTGCCTCATCCTCGACTACACCGACAACCTAGAGGACCATTGCCCAGACGGTGATTTATTCTCGCCCAAGATCAAGGCAGGAAAAGGCGGTGACAGCGAAGGCGGCATGTCATGCACCTGCCCAGACTGCGCCTATGAGAACACATTCTCAGCAAACCCCATGTATCTGGAATATAGTAAGGATGATGCTGGATACATTCTAGACCTATACGGCCATCAGGTGCAGTCAGACTTTGGACCAATTGCGGGTCATTTTGGGCGGCGGTGCATGGGGATGGTGCAATCGGGAAAGCGCGGTGAATTTGATCGCTGTGGGTATCGATGGACGTTTAAGTCGTGCCCCCACTGCGATGTAGACAACGACATTGCGGCCCGCTATTGCCACGAATGCCGTGGTGAAATCGTTGACCCGAATGATAAGCTGAAGGCTGATTTCAATGCAATGAAGCGCGATCCAAGCCAGCGGCAAACTGATGCTGTGGTCAGCATGGCTTGCGTTCCGGGCATGTCACGCGCGGGCAACAAGACAATGAAGGTCGAGTGGGTGACGCCATATCGCCAATTCACTACATGGCTACAGCCAGAGGCTCGGCATACAAAAGGACAGGCTGAATGGGCTGCGTTTAGCGCTGTCACAGATGAAGGATCGGTTGCGCCAAAATCCGTGACCTATCGCAAGAATGCCGAAACAGGTTTCTTTGAGATTTACGCCTTCAACAGGGAACCAGACCATGCGCCACAGTGATTTTACTGATCTTGCCGATCATGGCGTGATGACATTTGGCGATCTGACTTTCAGGGGAGGATGCCCCAAGGAAGATCAAGAGCAGGTCACGTTCTTTAATCGCTTGCGCAGGGAATATCCTTACACGCTTGGGATGATCGCACTTCACCCACGCAATGAGGGTTTGAAGGAACGCGGGCAGTTTTCTGCGGTGGCAAAGCATAAGGCCGAAGGTATGACATCCGGGGCGTCTGATGTGATTATTCCTGCACGGGTTTCGTTTGTCTGTGAAATCAAACGCCGCGATCACACCCAAAGCAAATGGCAGGATGGGCAGATGCCTTATTTGATTGCAGCCAAAAAGATGGGCGCATTTGCCTGTGTTGCCTTGGGCTGCGATGCGGCTTGGCAGGCTCTAGCAATGTGGCATTCACAATATGACATATAGATTTGCCCCCAGCGTTCCAAAGCCCAGCGAGCAACTTGCCGATCTGATGATGGGTCGCGTGTCTTGGGCTAATAGCCCGCCTGCAATTAGATCATGGGCGCATAAGTTTATTTATGACGCGGCCAAGCAGATATTGGCTGCAGAAAAGCCTCAAAGGAAAATCATGCTTGGAAGGGTTCCTACCCATATGCGGGCGATGGTTGAAGCTGAAATAAAACGGATTTGGGCGATTAAACCTTGATGATCCACTGAGATAGTTCCCCCGGCGTTAATCCGGTTAGCGCCTGACCGCGCCGGGGGTATCTGGGGGTCGGTTCCAATCAAAACCGCGTGTTGCACCTGCCTATGGCTAGGTGATCCGGCATTATGCCGAGATTAGTTCAGCCTCGCCCGAAGCGCCCGAACTAGCGCCTCTTGTGCATCAAGCTGGAATATCTGCCGATTGCTATATGTCACAATCATGCCAATCCGCATCGCGCGAAATCGCTGATTTGCCATGGCAGGATTGACGCCGATAGATGCCGCGACAGCATCAATGCCGTATCCCATCGCCAGCCCTTCCATCAGGCGATAATCCTGCGCTGGGGTAAATCCGCCATCACCGATGGCCGCTAGATGATCGCGGGCAATGGCATACCATTCAGACGCCGTGCGCGTGATGGTGTAGTGTTCTGGGGTCATTGTGATGGGGGTCATGCGAACAAGTCTCCAGCTGATGCAGTTGCGTCTTTCATGTTGCGGTTTGCCTGCGCCGCATACTCCGGCTTCAACTCAAACCCAATATATCGACGGAACATCTTGACCGCCTGAAATCCAGTGCTGCCGATACCGTTAAATGGGTCCATCACCACATCACCCGGTTTGCTGTAAAGCCGCAAGCAGTTGGCGATAGTATCAAGCTGCAATGGGCAAACATGCCGCTCGTCATGCTGCCCTTTGGCCGCGCGATAGCCGTTCAAGACGTTGCCTTGGTTGATATTCATCCATACCGGGCTGGCCAGCTTTTGCCATTCGTACACGTCAAACTCCGCGTGCTTGATCAATTCCGCAAGTAGATCATCATCTGGCACTGCCGCGCATAGCCCTTCTCGGCGCATATGCTCAAGCCAACGGCGGGCGATAGGCAACGCGGCCTTAATATCCCCCGGCGCAGCATGTTCGATCCGATCAGGATTGTCGCCATCCTTGCGGAAAAACAGCATATAGTCAGGCATGCCAACGCGGTTCATAGCGCTGTCTTTGCGGATCTGCTTGTAAAGCAAGCCAAGCGCTTTCGTGCGCTGCATCTCTACCACTGGATCTTTCCAGATGGTAGCGCGGCCATGATAGATCAACCCTGCATCCGTGTGAGCCTTGATCAGATCGCCAGAGAAGTCTTGCAACCCAATCGCCCCATCGCGCCCCTTGCGCATCGGCAGGTCAGTGCAATGCACGCAAGCAATGCGCCCCGGCTTCATGACGCGAGTTAGGGCTTCGGCAAAAAACTTGTATTGATTGATGAATTTCTGCCCTGTTCCGGCGTTGCCCAGATCGCGATCTGAGTTCGAATACACAAACAAATCCCCGAACGGCGGACTCGTAACCATGCAATCCACTGAACTTTCTGGCATGGCGTGCATTCCCTCAATGCAGTCGCTATTGTGGATAGCCCATCCTGCACCTTGATACTCTGGCTCTTTCATCTCTTGATCCTCTCGATGAATATGTTTTCTTTGTTTTGCTTGCTGTGAACCCATTTATGGCATGGTGCGCAAAGCAGCTTTAGATTGTCAGGATTGGCCCGCAAATGCGGAACCGTCGTAAAGCTTTGGATATGATGAACGTGGAATTTTATCTTAGACCTGTCTATGGATCGATGATCTAGGCCGCAGAGTTCGCACTTTGCATCGGCCTTATGCCAAACAACGACGCATGCAGATTTCCATTCATCTGATGCATAGAAAGCCTGTCTGACTGGGGTTGATCCGCCTCGCCATGATGGATGATCCTTGCCACGCTTTCCTTTTAGGACGTGATCGCCGTTCGGTAGGAAAAAACATTTTGACCCATCCGAAAGCCTCGCATCACGCAATTTTTGCTTATGCTCATCTGTTATTTTCCGCCCCACGCAAAGCTTATGCCCTTTTACGAAGTGCTGGCGTTCGTCGGCCCCACGTGGGCGCAATGGTATTCCCCAATCTGAAAGCCAATTCCAAACAGACTTCGCGTCACGCCCGACGATCTTGCCAATATCAACAGCTGACAATCCATCGCGCAGATACATCTGTTCTGCTTGCTCTTTTGTGATCAGCCGAACGCGCTTTTGATGCGACGCTTTGCATGAATACCCGCAGAAGAAATTAGCAATCAAGTTGCCAGTGTTTGGGTTGATAGGACGGCGCAAAAGTGATGCGCCGCACTCGCTGCATGTTACTGTTTGTTTTGAATTATTCTGTGCCATTTGGTGAACTTATCACACGGCACCATTTAGTCAACTGCCAGTTTTCAACCACTCTGGAAAAGCCAGATCAATAGGCCGATCATATTTGACCCGAACCCCGGCTTTGGATTGTGCCGACTTCATAGCCGTAGCCATGCGGCGTTTCATTTCGTCATGCTTTGCACCTTTGACGTTGATCACGTCCCAGATTGCTAGTTCCGTATCTGCTACGACAATATCGTTGCGCACTTGTTCTGTCTGCCCGAACCGATGCGACCGCCGCACTGCCTGATAGTGCTGCTCGTAGCTGTAGCTGATCGAGGCAAACACCGCATGGGCGCAGTGCTGCCAATTTACCCCAAACCCGGCCAGTTTAGGCTTGGTCACAATCACACGGAAATCGCCGTCCACAAATCCGAGAAGCAACGCCTCTTTTTGATCTGGGGTCATATCCCCGCGCACTTCTCGCGCATCCGGGATGATCTTTGCCAGCGCCGCGCTTTCGTCATTGCTTTCGCACCATACTGTCACGGGCTTATCATGCGTTGCCAGTTCAGCCGCCTTAGCTACCCGGTCAGACATGGTTAGCCGCTTTTCCGCGTGGAAGCTGGTTGCAGACAATTCAGGAATGCGGAACAGCATGCCTTCGGTTCCAGTGCTACGATCAGCGTCTACCGTGTGCAATGTCCGCACTACGTCCGGCAGGATATAACCGGTATCATCGCCACCGAGGTCAGAAGGCAACGTGGCGCAACGGCTCCAGCTTGCTACCCATTGCCAAAAATCCTCGACTGCATGGCCCTTCAAACGCCAATCCTGCGAAGCCGTAGATGTGTCATTGATAAACCATTTCGACAGCATTTCCTGCTGGCGCATGACGCCGAGAAACTCCGCGTGGTTGCCGAGCTCTGTGTGGTCATTAGGGCTTGGCGTTGCGGTTGCCGCCAGCTTGAACGGCGCGTCCTTGAACGCATCCATCAACATGATGCGGGTTTTGCCGTTGAACGATTTCAGGATGCTGCTTTCATCCAAAATGATCGCGCCGAACACGGATGGGTCAAGTTTTGGCAGTCTGTCATAGTTCATTACCATGACGCCCGCGCCTACATCCTCAGGCTCCTTGATCTGGCGTGCGTCGAGGTTGAATTTGTTCGCCTCTCGGATCATCTGCCCAGCAACAGCTAGCGGGGTCAGGATCAGCGAAGGCTTTCCAGTTTCTTCGGCACATTGCCGGGCAAACTCCAACTCGATGAAAGACTTGCCTAGGCCAGTGTCCAGAAAAGCCGCCGATTGCCCCATATTCAATGCAAACTCCAAGGCATTGATCTGGTGCGCCTTAGCCGACGGATTGATTGGCGCGGGGTGAAAGCCACGTTGCGCGATGATAGGCGCGCGTGATGCTATAAACTCTCGATACTCTTGCAAACTCATTTGATCCTCCGAAAAATCCCCCGCTACATCACATAGCGGGGGTAGTTGGCCGCACCGACAGGGAAGCGGAGCGGCAGGCAGTTAGGTGATGGGCGTAATCCCGAGAATAGCCTCAATCGTGGCGATTTGCTCTAGAGTTATTCCTGCAGGCGCACGACCATGAACAACCCGATATACCGCAACCCATCGTTTAGATATTTCCGTGCTTTCGTAGTATTCCGCCTCAGATGGGAAAGCTTTTACGTGGCCGCCATATCCGGCGTATCCCAAGATCATGGTTTCAGCAGCGAACTTATCCATGACGCCGTTTCGCCCGATATGAACCCACATCCTGCCAACTTTTGATACTTTCCACTCCTGCAGGTCTACATCATGGCCATGCAGATGGCGCGGCACAAACACGGACATACCGACTTTCCAGCCATATGATGCGGCACTCACTTCCGTTCCCCCTTAAAACTGAACAAGCGCCGATCAAGCCGCCGCCGTGTTGCTTTCTCGCAGAAGTCAAACCATGACGCGGGCAATTTTCCAGCGTGTGTGTGGTCGTTAATTGTGCGATCTGTGACGCCAAGCCCATTGCGAACGCGGGGCTTGCCGATCTTCTCGATGATTTCCAGTGCTGTTTTCATGGGTTCACCCTACATCAAGGAAAAATACCGTCAAGCGGATTATTCGCTTGCAAAGGCGGATTATTCGCCGCAATGTAGCGGCAGGATCAAACACCGGAGAGAGACGATGCAATCCAACTTCATCACCGCCATATGGCACAAAGATCACTGGCGCGTTGACGGCATGTTCTGCGGCGACCGTGAGCAGATGGGCAGCCGCGCGAATGTCTGGGCCAAATGCGCCAAGGATATTCGCGGCAATGGCCAGCAAACGCTGGTTGTCGAGGTTGCCGACAACGATGATGCATGGGCGATTTACCGCAGCAAGCGGATCACCGTGCGGGAAGCTGAATTGATGGGAGAGAAGGTATGAACGTATCGGAAATCACGGCGCAGCTTTATGCGATCGGTCGCGCGCTGGTGGAAAAGACGGGCGAACAGCCCTTCGTTCCTATGTCGCTCCGCATTGCTGATGGGAAATGCGAAATCAGCCTTTATCGCGGGTATAACGCTGGAAAATATGATCTTGGCACTGGAAAAGGTGACACGCCAGACGCAGCGATTGCCGAGGCTTTTGCGATTATCGCAGCCATGCCAGATCCTGCCACAGCTGCCGTCCAGCGCCATATGTCTCGCGTTGCTGACTGCATCGACAAGGGCCGCGAAGATGGCATTGACGAGGCCTATATCGTGCCGCTGGTGGTGGTGAAAGCCGCCATGACTGAGAATCTGCTGATGAAACCCGCACCCCAAGAGGACGCGCTATGACCGCCCTGCCCGGATATTCCAACGTCTTCCCGGTGCACGCCATCGAGGCTGCGTTCACCGCGCACAACAGCGCCTACGCACCGAAATCGCACGACGCCGAATTGGCAGAGGCCGCGCCGTTCTGGACGGATATGCACGATGCGCCCTCCTTTGAATGGCACAACCATAACGGCACGATGATGATTGAGCCGCGCTTTCCCGCGCTGAAGTCGCAGGCCGAGATTGACGCGGAGGGCGTGCCGGGTGTCGCAGCGTTGCTGGTGATGTGCGCCGCGACGTTCACCGTGATCGTGATCGGTGTTGTCGGCTCTTGGCTGTTGGGGGTGATGTGATGGCTCCCGATACCCGCGATTTTGCCCGCCGTATGGCAATTCAATCCGTCAGCTACTGGCGCAAGGCTAAGGCCGCAGGTTTGCCCAAAACCGCCCGCTACTACCGCCGCGAGGCCATGTTTTTCATGCGGGCATTCAATGCTGGCGTCTAGCTGAATGGGCCGAGCGCTACGGATTTGACCACGAATACAGCGATGTGACGCGCGACAGGATCGCAGCGTTTAGCCCTTGGAGGGAATGATGAACGACTTTGACCCGACACAAAACCGCGTCCCTACCTGCCTGCAATATCGACCTGTCCGCGCTATGGCGATGGTCGGGCTGAAAGCGGAGGGGGTGCTGTGAAAGGATTGCGCAAACTTTTCAAAGATGGCGGAGGGGCTGATCGCGTATCTCTGCGTTATTGGTCGGCAGATGTTGAGGCATCTTGGGCAATCGATATTGAAGGCCCAGAAAGCCTGCAAATTGTCTATGAGCGGAAAAACCTGCCTGAGACTTTTTCCCCGGCATCGGGTGGCCCGGTTAAGACGCCAGATGAAAACTTCTGGATTTACCTGCACCCATCAGATGCTGCCGTAATTGGCGCAATTCTGACGGCATACGCTGCTGCACATGGAGAAACCGCATGACCCCCACCCTATCGCCGGAAGCGGTGGCGCAGATGGTGGCTGACCTTTACGCACGGGCAGCATCTCGAGGCAGTTGCGCCAAGATGCACTACACTATCCGCGACATGGATTGCACGATCAAATCCGCCGACATGCTCACCACCCTCGCCGCCGAGAACGCCACGCTGCGGGCATCCGAAGCCGCCGCAGTGGAGCGGGTTGCTACGATTGAAGCTGCTTTATCCGACCCAATCGCCGTTCATGCCAATATGTTGCGGGGCACTATCGCCATGCCTTCATTTGCAAACATCAAGCATTTGTACGCAGCGGAGTTTGCCGCCCTCACCCCCACAGCCGACAAGGAGCCGAAGACATGAGCGCCGATAAAGTATGGGTCCGCACGTTCAAGACTGGATACAAGCAAGTCACACTGAAGCAACAGCCATTTGATCCAGCCCCCTGCGGATATGATGATGCGGAGTTTATCCGCACCGACCTGTCCCAAGCGGCTGTCACGGCGGCGTTGAAAGCGGCGCAGCACTCGCTGGATACCGCTTACAAAGACTCCGATCACAATAACGCAACTGGATTGGGGGCGGCAGTAGGTATTGTCAGCACCCTTATCACCCCCGCCCAACACGATGCCCTAGCCGCACACGTCGCAGCTGAGGTGGCAAAGGCGCGGGCGGAGGATGCGGCGAAGGTAGAGGCGCTTGAGGCTGAGGTGCGCGGGTTGCGAGACAGCCGAAATCATCACGAAGACAAGGCTTCATCATCGAAGTCGCGCGTTAATCGTTTGAGGAAACGCAAGGCTGCATTGATGGCAGCGCTTCTTGAAATCAAAATGTGTGATGACCTGCAAAAAGCAAAATTCGTCGCAAATATCGCACACGATGGTTGGGAGGATGAAGAAATTATCTTCAACAACCGTGCCGCCCTCGCCCAGATCGGAGCCAAGCCATGACCACTAAAATACTCGCGTATCGCCAAGATTACCCAAAAGAGTGGCTTAAGAAGCACCCTCAGGAAGCGTGGCGCTGCGATATTTTCCCTGACGATGGGTCGGATCACCACGGCATCGGGAAAACTGAGGCCGATGCAATCATGAGTGCATCAATGGCCTACGCAAGATGGAGTGCCAAGCCATGACCACCACACCCAAGGAAGCCTACGATGCGCGCCAGAAGTTGAAGCGCATTGCGCGCGGTGATGAACCTGACGCCAAGAGCGATCAGGACGTTATCTTTGATATGTTTTTCAGCTTAGCGGAGCGGTTTGTTCTGGCGGTTGAAGGCATCGAAATGAACCTGCGGGGGAAGCCATGACCACCACACGCGAAGCCGCGCTGGAAGCGGCGCTTAAGTATTACGCTGATCCTAAAAACCATGAAAAACAATATGGTAACGACATGGGATACCAGTATTCGTTCACAAACATTGAGGGGGATGCAGGGAAAGTAGCCATCGCCGCCCTCTCCACGCCCGCCACTGAGCCGCATGGGTATGTGGAGGTCAGCCGCCGCGCACAGAACCTGATGGAAGTTGCGCTATGGACTGAACTTCATGAGGCAATGATCAAGGATGGTCATGAGCCGCCGCGTTCACTCGGCGCAAATGCAACTTCCGTGATCAAGCAAACCGTCGCGGACTATCTGGAAGCCCTCGCCGCCCGCCCCGATCCACAGCCCGCAGCGCCTAGCGGTAAAGGCTACATCGCAGGGTTGGCAGACGCGGCAAGGGCTTTGGGGGAATACTGCGACAGCCAGCACTTCAAGGAAACGCTGAAAGAGCAGCTTGTTGACGTGATCCGAAACTTGGCGGGTAAGCCCGCAGCGGATACGCGGGTGGTGACGGTGGCGCAGTTGGAAACTTGGGCCGGTGAATGGCGGGAAACATTACGATTTCTGCGGGATGGCGTAATGGATGCTGAATGGGTGAAACAGGATATTGTTCTGATTTACGAAATCCGCGCCATCATCGGCACCGCCACCCCCGCCCCGAGCGACAAGATCGCAGATGCGGCGCGGGTGCTGTTGGAATGGTGGAACCAAGACACGCCAGACAACATCGCTCTGGATGCGCGCAAAGTTATCGGCGTGATGAACGCTCTGCGCGAGAACGAGGGTGATGGGTTTGAGCAATTTGACGCCGCCTTACGCGCACTCGCAGGACAGGGGGAGACGCCATGAGCACGCCCCCCGATACCACCCTCGCAGCGCCGGAAATCGAATGGCCCAATGAGATTTGGGCCAAAGAGCGTGGCGAACATGATCAGACTGGCGAACACGTCTATTCGGTATTTGCCACAGTCGCGCGATGGGAAGGCGACCGTGAAGGCCAGTATCATCGCTATGTCGATGGAGACACGCTGGACAGCCTCAAGAAATACCACGCCGCGTTGATCGAGAACGGCCAACTGATCACCATCGCCGATCACCTCGCAGCCGTGCAAGCCGCCGTGGTGAAGGCGGTGGAGGCGTGTGCGGAGATATGTGACAATGATGACCCCGACATTTGGGATTACAGCACAGGCAACCGCGCAAGGCGTGGTGAAAGTGAACTCGGCCGGCAAATCCGCGCCGCCATTAGATCGCGCGGGGTGGCTGGATGAAGTCGCTCTGCACAATCGTAGGCGCTGTCACAATGCTTGGCTGGATTGCTGACCTTGCATTCGGCGCATCATTGGCGCTGCGCGGGCTGCCTTTGCCATCGCATTTCGGCAGCCCATTCATGCACTTCACATACGGTCTATTCGGAGGAGCCACCCCATGACCGCCACACCGAACACAGCCGCGCTGCAAGACCTGCTTCAACGGGTTGAGGCACCGACTGTTGCATTGATGGCGGGCTTTCAACTTGGGTCGGCAGGAAAGATCCTCGACAGCGACGGGCGCTTGATCTGCACAATGAACCTCGCAGATTTGACGCTTGGTGAAGCCTTCGCCTATGCCTCATATTTCATGGCAAGTCTCGATTTGGCAACGGAGGCCCGCGCCCTGATCGCCACCCAGCCCACGCGGGCGAATGAGGGAGAGACGTGATGCCGATCCGCGATGAGAACAAGGCACGCTATCCGAAAGACTGGAAAGCCATTTCCCTGCGCATCCGTGAGCGCGCGGGCAATGAATGCGAGAAATGCAAGGCGGTGAACGGTGAACTAATCTGCCGCGAACAGTCAGAGGATTACCACTTTGAACCGACCTATGCTGACGAAACCGGGCAAGTTTTCAGCGCCGAGGACGGCAGGCATATGGGTTTCCGATCTGTGCAGGACATTGAATGTAAATGGGTGCGCGTCGTCCTGACCGTCGCACACCTCGATCACCAGCCGGAAAACTGCGCTGACGAAAACCTGCGTGCGTGGTGCCAGCGCTGCCACAATATCTACGACATGCCCATGCGCAAGGCAGGCATCGCATCCCGCGCGAGACAGCAGTATGCAGCGGCTGACCTGTTCGCCCCGCCCCCAACACCGCAGGAGACGCCATGACTGACCGACCAACAGCATTCATCATCTACGATATTATCGTGCTAACGCTGGCTTTCGGCCCGTGTGTTGTTTTGTTGGCAATAGTTGTGAGGAAGCTATGGGCCGAGTCGCGGAAAAACACGCGCCTAATTGCTAGATCGAAGCCCCCAAATGATTGCCCTTGAAACGCAAAAGCCCCCGCCTGTTACAGCGAGGGCCGAGCGTCACTTACCGCATCCCGCGTCAACCAACCGGATCAACCGCGCGCCCGTAACCATCGACCGAGGCCCCGCATCGACAGCCAAAGCCGCCGCGTGTTCGCGCCGCGCCGATGCGGTCCCGTCGCAGATCGCCCGCTCACTGACCGCGCTCACGCAGCCAGCGTTTAGCAGCGTCAGGATCATCCCCAGCTTCCACATCATCCATCCGCTCCCGTGTTTTCTGATACCGCTCCAGCGTGTCGCGGTGCGCCTTAACGACGCCGTTGTGTTTGCCCCGCCAGTAGACGCCCAGCAGCCCCATGAGGCCCAGCAGGTAGGGGATGGCCTTGGCGATGATGGCCGAGAGGATCACCGTTTTGCCCCCCAGCCCCGCCACACCGCTAGCATCGCCAGCAGGTTGCCCCCGCCCGATACCAGCGCCCGCACGGCATCATCAACGCGGAACGGATACAGATCGAAGGTCATGCTCGCGCTATCCCATGCGCCGAGTTGCGCCAGTTGCAGCCCGGTTGCGCCGATGCCCGCGAGATAGATCAGCCAGCGAATTGCCGTGGGGGTCATAGCGTTGCTCCTGTGATTGCGGCCCAGATGCGCGCGAAGAATGATTTGGTGACAGTTTGAGGCGATGGACTGACAGCAATGGGTTTTGGTGATAGATGTGGCGTGGATGGCTTCGATGCGACCGCACGCCGCACGCCGATCAGCGCGGAAATCGGATATTCGGCACGGCTCACGCTGTCCCGTTGATTGCCGCCGACGGCGACCACCATCTTGCCATTGATGCCTTCGATAAAGAACACATGACCTTGCCACGCTTCGCCGCGCGGGATGATGCCAATATCGCCGCGCTGGATCTTGTCACGCGGCACCGAGTTGCCCCATTTGAGATATGACCGAGCCAGCAATGACCCTGATGGCTCGATCCCGGCCCGCCTGAGCATGGCCCCGACGAAGGCGGCGCACCAGCTTACGGAGTCATCTTTGATTTCAGGATGCCCCGCGTCTTTGTAATATGCCACCACCTTGGGGTTTGAGCCTTTGGCCCATTCCACAGTGCCGACTTCGGCAATGGCCAAATCAATCGCTTTATTCATCTCTTGATCCTATCCTTGAGAATTTCCAGCATGGTCATGATAGCAGTCTGGCCTTCTATCAGGGCGTCTAGCTTTGCAATTGGATCAGTGGGCTTTTCGGCTTTTGTCTGCGATCTATTGAACCACATAAAGAGAAAAACACCAGCGACGGGGCCAAACGAGGCGACATATTCACCGAGGGTCACAGTGCATCGCCTCCCAAAACATGCGGAAGAATATCGGGGCAAAGAAGGTGGTGCAATGCAGCCCGATCACCATTTCCCCGCCTGTTGCAATCGCACTATACCCTAGGGCGAGGTATTGCACAGTCTGAATACCAGCCCCCACCGCAATCATCCATTTTTTGACAGGATGCCGCAAGCCAATCCAGCACATAGCCGATCCGGCCATCATTATTCCGGCCCACATTTCCGCCGGAAACATCAGCGCGAAATCACCAAATACCCGCGCTGAAAATGCCTCGCCTGATGTAACAGCCTCAATCCAAAACAGCGACCCTATCAGCACGATTGCAACCTGCATGTGCGATAGAATTGGCTGCACCAGATATTCAGTCAGGCCATTAATCACGGCGGCGCGGCTCATCATTTTTTACGCCTCCAGATGCCAGCAAAGGCCACAGCTGAAAACGCGGCGATGCCAACTGCCATCAACACGCCGCGTCTCATCCATGCGGACAGGCCCAGAAACCCGCCGCACGCAACTGCAAAGG